GTCCTACCATTAGACGAGAACCATATTATTTATTTGCCGTTTTTATGTTCTAAAATATTTTGCTCAATTTCGGATAGGATGGGGGTGTTGGTTTGTTTTAAAATCCACTTTGAGTATTCTTCCGCAAAACTAAATACCATTCCTAAAGTCCAATTATTAGTTGCGACTAAACGAGTTGAATTATAATATTCTTTTGCTGTCATTGCTTATGTTTTAGTGTTTTTAAATTGATAGTGCGAAGATAACTATACTTTCGTAATTACAAAATAATTACACAAAATAAATTTACTTACGATGGATTGGATATGTTTTCACATTGTTTTATTTCAGTAGCATACTCAGCTTCACGAAGATTTTTAAGGAATCTAAACCCCATTGCTATGGCTTGTATTGCTTCGGTTTTGATGTCTTCACGGCTACTACCTTTGTGTTTAGCGTCTAGTAGTGCTTTGGTAACTTCGCCAACTTCTTCGTGCCATACCGCTAATGCTTCAAACTCGTTTGTTGGAAAGTTCGGGTGTATTGTTTCGGCTCGTTCTAATTCTTGTAAAACGGCTACCATTATTTTTGATTCGGTCATGGTTTTAGTTTATTCGTTCAAATATATGACCTACAAATTCACCTTTTTGATATTGGTAAGTACCTAAATACTTTCTATTAACTCCCATGTCAGCGTGTATATGGTTGCCAGTCCCAAATAATTCAAAAAATCTTACTTCGGTTTCGTTTTCAGTATCTACCATCGCCCAAATACAAGGTTTAAATGTTTTTTGGTCTTGTTGCACACAAAGTATTTCAGCGCTTTTAGGCATTTCAAGCTTGAATTTATCTTCAAACGGTGTTTCAAATTTCCAAATTGTTTTCATATCTGTTCTTGTTTAGATTGTTCAAATTCTGATTCGATTGTTTCGAGTTGCTCCGTTGTGCAGTTGGTTAAAAATTGGATTATAGAAGACATTGCCATTAATCGGTTTTCGTCAAAATGTTCGTCTATTCGTTCTGGGTTTATACCGATTCGTTTCAACTCGTTTAAAGTACCGTTTAAGCCGTTTATTCCTTTGCCTAGTATATTGTTTAGTTGCGGTATCGGATATTGCCCTTTATAGGCTTTAAATTCGATATTGGCTAACTGCAAAAATAGTACGCTACGTGCAAAAGAGTTGCTAATTGATTGTTTTTGCTCAGGTGTCATGGCTGTAAATATGTTTTAACTTCTAACCAATATTCTGTTGTTTCGCAAGGATTAAAAGCCATATGTATATGCGATTCATATTGCGTTGCGTTAATCAATTCATCAACAGCTATCAATGCGCATTTTTTAGCTAATGAATATGGTTTAGGGTGAAAAAAATTTTCTTCTTCTACTACTACTGAAGAATTAACGAATTTATCTATTAGGTCTTTAGCTTTTTCTTGTGGTGTCATCTTTCTGTAATTTTTCGATTTTAGTTGTTAATTGCAATATTTCAAATTCTAATCCATCGTACATTTTATGGTTACGCTCGATTCGGTATTGATTCCGTTGCATAACCTTTTGTAGTTTGAGTTGCTTTAGTTCGGGGAGTGTGAGTTGATCTATCATTGCGCTAAGTGTTTAAAGTGTTTATAAACTCGCATGAATTTAGCCTCTTTTAATTTTATGCTACTTTCAACGCCTTGACGTGTAGTGACAACTGTTGACCGCTCTCTATTGATTTGGATTGCGATTTCTCTATCCGGTAAAAACATATTCCTATGTAGAAGATAGCCGTATATTTGACGAATAAAAACAATAGGCTCACTTTTGCCTTTTGCTGTCATTTTGGTGTAGTCAACATTGTATTTGATTCTACAAATCGTCCAAAACTTTTCTTGCCAAGTACTTTCATCTGTTATACCTAGCATCTCTACTGATTCCTTTAGGCTTGTCATTTCGTTTTGCAGGTGTTCGATTTTCTGTAATACTAATTGTTTGCTCATTGCGCTTGTGTTTTTAGTTTTTCAATATAGTTTAGTTTCTTTTCGATTACGATTTCGGAGCGTTTTTTGATTAGGTTGATTGTAGTTTTTGCTCAATGTATTCACGGCACATCTTTACTCGCTCAATTATGGCGTTTATATCCGATTCGCTTCGTACTACATCAAACACTTTTATTTTATGATTTAATGGAATATTTGAGTATGTCATTTTTAATCTAAAGTCTTCCATAATCTCTGGCGATAATTGCTCTCCATTTTTAAAGCACCAACTCCTTGCTTCGTTTTTGATTAGATGTTCTGGTGTATCAACTAAAACATAAGCTATTTTCCAAAGTTGTTTGCCCGTCAATGACATATAACCTTGACCTTGCCAATAATAATCTTCGTCTTGTAGTTCGGTATCAAATAAAGGGAACGTAAAGCAATCCCAAGGGGTTTTAGCGTCAATACCATAATCTTCAACAATAGAATCGGGAAATCCGTGCATCCATTCGTTATCGAAAAAAGTATCGTTTTTTTCGGCATTAACGCCTAAATACTCGCTAATCTGTTGTAGCGATTCATACTCTCCAATATCTCCCTTTTCGGTGTATTTATTGGAAAACTCTTTACGTCTAGCGTATATCTGCTGTTTTAACCATTGGTCGCAATATGTTTTTGCTCCTTTTGGTAATCTTTTTTGTATTAAAAAATCAAGTTCTTTTTGCTCGTCTGCTGTCCTGCTTGATTTCTTTTGTAGCTCTGATAGCTTATTTGCTTGTAAATCTGTAATGCCTACTTTTGCTGACATTATTTTCCCTATTGACGAGCAACCTATTTTAAATTGCTTCATGGATTATTTTTTAGCGGTTAATTCAGCCTTTCTTGCTACTGCCGATTGGATATATCGCTTATCTGTTCTAACGTATTCAGAAAGTGTATCATAAAGCATTTTAAGGTCGTCTGTTGATTCGCAGTTTACTAACTTAGATATGGCTTCATTTACTAATACTTCAACATCTTCGCCACTTTCGCACCATTCAAGAATCATTTTACCAGTTTCAATAGATGGCACAAATGCTGGTTTGTCAGCAAATAATCCAGTTCTATCTTTTGATGCCGTTGCGTTATGTCTTATGTCAATTTCTAAATTTGCAGTAAGTTCGTACTCAAACCCTTCACGGGTAACTTCTTTTAACCCAGCCTTTTCAACTTTTATTCTACCGTTATTATCTTTTGACATTTCGTAGTCTTGCTTTCGTCTTACGGTAGTAATTACGTGGCATTTACTTTGAAGTATTGAATTTATAAATGATTGGTGTCTAGGTGTAACTTTACCCCAATCTTGGTACTTTCCACCAAGTGAATCAAGAATTTCAAGGCAACCGCCTTTACCGTCCCATTCGTGAGTAATTGAATCAATGATAATAACCTCCATACCTTCATTTTCGCAATCTTTAATACATTCTGTGTATCTTTCTGGGGAGTATGGAGCATTTAGCGATAATACATTATATGCGCCTAAATGAGCGTATAAGTCACCACTGCCATTTTCCGTATCTATCAATGCAATTTTAGACCAATCGCCACATAAACCGTATGCGATTAATAATGCCGAATAGGTTTTGCCACCACCACTTACTGCTGATAACCCTAATCTAATTTTCGCTTTTTGGCGCGTTGCCTTTCTTAATTTACTCATTTTGCTTTGTGTTTTATTTGATTAATTAATGTGATGCAATATTTCGCTATTGCTTTTGATTTTCCAAATTTTAGTAAAGGAAAGTTTTTTAGAACGGTAGCGAAGTATCGTCAAACTCCGCACTTGCTCTTTCTTGAACGTGCGCCTGGTATTGTTGCTCGTCATTGTTTTGTTTCGGTGCGCTTTTACCGTTACGCTGACAGTCTGTAATTTTCCATGCGTTAATTTGATTGTACCATTTGCCATTGTATTCTCGACTGTCTATGTTTACCGTAACCGTGATTCGATTACCTAATTCCACATCTTCGGTTAGTGCCTTATTGAAAAAAGTAATGCAAATCTTTTTAGGATATTGCCCCTCAGTTTCTACAACTGCTTCTTGTTTTTTCCACTCTCCATTTTGACCAGTTCCAGATTGTAATGGTAGTAAGTGGATAATTTTGCCTTGAATTGATGTTTGCCCGTTTGCCATTTGTTTTTTATTTTATTGGTTTTTAAAAATCTTCCTTTCGTCATTCTGATTGTCTGCTAAATCAGCATCGTAACCGTCACGCTCTGTTTCTTTTTCTTGCTGTATTTCAGCGTCAAACTCTTCGTTTAGTGTGGATATAACACGTTGCTTGTAATAGCTTGTAACGGGCAATTCTCTAGCGTCTGGCAATACTTCAACTAAATATCTAGGTGTACAACCGTTAGCATCTATTTGAACGTTACAAAAGAAAACTCGATTGTTTATTTCTACTGTGTGGTTTTCTACTAGCATTACAGTTCGTTTAAAGTATTAAGCGATAAATGTACGTTGTCAAACTCTAGATTAACATAGTGGTTTGTAAG